CAGGCCGTGCAGTCCTTTACGGGACACGCTGCTTGGTGTGACGAGCTTCCTCTCAGCGAGCGAATCATAGAGGAGCTCTCCAAGCGCGTTATGATTAATGGTGGGCCTACGCTTCTAACATTTACACCAAAGGTCCCTAACCCCGGAGTCAAACACTTCCTCGACTCCCTACCAGAACGACTGGCTATGACAGTCCGGCTCAACATGCTGGAAAATCCAGCCATTGACGACGAAGAAAAGCAAGTCCAGCTCGACACAGCTAAAGTTATGGGCGAAGCCATGATGAACACTATTCTCCACGGCGACTGGCTTGTCGGCGAGCGTGGCGTTTACAACTACTCGCCTAACTGCGTCAGAGAACTACCTTCCCACTATAGTCCAGCCTGGCGACACGTCGAGTCTTCCGACCCCGCAGCGGCCTCCGAGCACGGCCTTATCGTGGCAGCCGAGGACCCAGCGACAGGCCATTGGTATATCATACGTTCTGACTACATAAAAACCAAAAACCCAATGGAAACATTGCAAGAAGTCCTGCGTAGAACCTCCGGCATAAATATTGTTCGGCGAATTTACGACAGTGCTTCGACCTGGTACCAACAAATCGCAGCAGCGCAAGGTATTAACTACATGCCGGTCTACAAGAAATCCGACCGTAAGCTGGACATGATAGCGGCGACAAACCAAGCTCTAGGCCTAAACCTGTTCATCGCACCCTGGTGCACCGACCTCGTCGACGAACTGCAATCCGCTCAGTGGTCTGAGGTAAATCCCACAAAAATCTCTCACGCTCACGACTACCACTTAACAGACGCGCTCAACTACTTTGTAGACAACAGACCGAAATACGAAGGAAATCAAGTCGACTACAAAAAAACCTGGGACCAGCAAATCAGGGAATACAACCAACAGAAGGCACAAACTCAACAGACCCAATCTCGGGTAAAACGCACGGCGTGGGGTAGACCATGGACTCGTTGGTAATTACTGTGTTACTGTCTATTACAGTCCTTGTCTTTGCGGCATTCCTGGGCATTCAGCTTCGCAAGAAGGAGCGTGCCCTACGAATCGAGCGTGAAGCAATTGCACAGCTACGGCGAAACATTCTGTGGGCCAGAGGAGGTACTATTTATGCAAGGCGAGGGTTCCTGCGGCTGCCAGGAGTGCAAAGCGAAACAGCGAAAGGGAAAGTCACAAATGCTACTAATGATTGGGTCGGCCTCTCCCGAGAAAGAGTCAAACGAATCCAGCAAGACTACTTCCAAAGAAGGCGAAAAACAAAGTCTTTTTAAATTGCTTCAAATTCGTTTTCCTGATAAGGTCCAGAGCAAGAAAAAGAAAAAGGGGTAAACCATGCCTACCTACATGCTGGACCTTTGGGATACTGAAGACAAAGCAAAGCTAGAGCTCGAGAAACGCCTGCAATTCGCTAAGCAAGCCAGGCTCGTCCACGAACGTCAGTGGGAAGAAAACGAAAGAGCAGCCTACGCGACGCGGTTCGAGGAGTTCTTCTCCGGCGGTGACGTCAACATGTCCTACGAGTCTGTCTCCGAACTAGGACTGGCTCCGGTTGACAGCGCAGCAAACAACATTGCAACCAACTACATTATGAAGAACGTCCGATTCTTCCACTCTCAGATGTCTTCAAATCCTCCCACAGTTTCTCCTAAGCCTTTGACATCCGACCGAGAAGACCGTCGCAGAGCCGATGCCGCAGACCGCTGCGTCCGCTACGGGCTTCGCCAGTATAGAATGCAAGAACGACAAGACCAGGTTAATCTCAATACGTTAGTCTACGGTAACGGATTCGCTAAGACTTTATTCGACCCAGACCTCGGCGAGATTATTTCCTACAACGAAGAAACAAACGAAGTCAAAACCGAAGGCGACTTCTCCTATACCGTACCTTCTCCTTGGTTCGTCTATCCAGACCCGGATGCTACAACCTGGGATGATGTTCGTTTTGTATTCGAAGAAATTGCCATGCGTTACGAGACTGCATGTCGTCTCTTTCCAGACAAAAAAGACCAACTACAGAAGTACCGCATGAAAAGCCAGGACGAGTCGGCAAACACAGCCTACTCGAAGTCCGTCATTGCTCAGCGGTCCTATTACGATGTCGTCCGTGTCTATCAGTACTGGGAAACAGGAACCCCAGAAAACGGTATGCAAGGCCGGTATTGCTGGTGCCTTGTCGACGGTACACAACTAACACCCCTGTCGGTTAGTCCGCACCGTTTCCATACCGTAAACAAAGACGGCTCGAAGGGCGCACCCTACGCTAAACTGCCCTACCACCTTTTAACAGACATCGACGTCCCAGGCACGTACTGGGGTCGTTCGGTCGTAGCTTACGCCTCGGCGCTGCAGGACATACTGAACCGCTTAGACAACGTCATGTTGGATATCCTCGCAGCACACGGCGTTGCACGACTGCTTATCCCAGAGTCAGCCGAAGTCGCAAAAGGCTCCATCACGAACTCTCCTTGGGACATTGTGAAATACACCGGCGCTATTCCTCCAAATTTCATGGAACCAATGCCAATGCCTGCGGCTCTCCCTAATATCCGCGACCGCATGAAGCAAAACCTTGACGACATCATGGGCATCACCGAGTCTCTTATCGGACAACAATCCCGTGAAACATCTGGCTTTTCGATGCAATACGCAGTCGAACAGTCCAACATGGTTCGTCGCCGTCTATTCAACAAGTACGTCAGCTTCGTAGAAAATGTTTACAAATCCTACCTTGGTATTATCAAAGAATACTGGGATACACCCCGTACAATTAAGGTGTTAGGCAAGGAGCGAGCCTTTGAGACCATTGACCTACAAGGCGCGGATATCCAAGGCGGGTTTGACCTTGTTGTCGAGTACGGTACAAGCTTCTCTCTTGACCCAATGGCTCGTCGTCAAGAAATTATGCAACTCTCTCCGCTTCTTAAAGAAGCCGGAATGACCTCGCGAGCAATCTTGGGAATGCTTCGCCTAAACGAGCTAGACTCCCTCATTGATAGAACACAGCTTGCAGCCTCAAGACAGCGAGAAATATTCGAGCGCATGATAGCAAACAATGTCTACATCGCACCTCGCGAACTGCAAGAACACAGAGCTATGCTCGAGGAGGCTTACACCTACATCATGTCTGCCGAGTTTGACGCACTGCCCGAAGAGGACAAAGCCCTCATAGAGCGGCACATTAAAGAGCGCGAACAAATGGCAGCCAAAAGCGCAGCCGAGGCAGCCCCCGCCCCTGCCGCTCCTGCAAATCCACTAGCAGCCCTTATGGGCGGTGGAGCTCCTCCTACTACTTGACTTAGTCTGAAATTTCAATACAGTGGCCCGAAGGAGGCCACAACACATGAGCACTACACCCTCAGCAAACATGACCGATATTGTACTTGAAGCAATGAACGAAATCGAAGCAAGTCCAGATAATAGTCTGGGCATTGAGCCAGAATACTTAGATTCTCCTATGTCGGAAGAAGACATCGAAAGAGAACTGGGCGCAGTAGAACCACAACAAGCTGCAGCAGCAACGGAGCCAGCCAAACCGGCTGTAGACCAGACTGTATCTCCGATAGACGTCGTCCAGGTCCAGCTTGACAACGGTAAGACAGCCAAGATTAAGTTAGACTTTAACGACAAAGAGGCCATCAAAGGCTTCATTGCCGAGCACTACGCTGCTTCTCGCAAGGCCGCTGAACTCGAGCAGCAAATCTCTAAAATCCAACCCGATTACCAAGACATGCGCTCAGCTTTCGAGAACATCGAGACTGCTGCTGAAGAAGGTATCGAGGCTTTGGTCGACCTCCTTTACGGCAAGCCTGGACAGTTTAAGGCTATCCTCGACGCAGAAATCGAACGTCGTGAAACCCGCAAGTACGCAACCGAAGCCGAACTTGCTGCAATGGACCGCGAGGACCAACTCAAGAAAACAGTTAGACTTACCGCTGCAGAGCGTAAAAAACTCGAAGCAGAAAAGCAAGCTATCGAAAGCCAAAAAGCTAAGGCACAAGAAGACGTACTCTATTCCCGTCTCGAGCGTCAGTTCAACTCCATCCGGGTAGACGGTCTATTCGGAGACTCGGAACTGGAAGACTTTGTCAACCGAGCTATCTGGCGCGAGTCTATCGACCAACTAGCCGAGCTTGAGGCAAAAAACCCAAACATCCCAGACGCAGCTATTAAGCAAATCATGTCAGACGTCTCTTCTAAGGTACGCAATAAATTCCAGTCTAGTCAAAAACAGGCTGTACAAAAAGCTGCCTCCGCACAGAAGAACGAAGTCCAACAAAAGGTAGCAGCTAAGGCTACTTCCGTTGCTAACCCTACTAGACAGCAGATGCAAGAAAATGTTAATGCAAGAGTTGATGCCGGAGATATCAGAGGTTTAACCCGGCTCTTACTACGGGGCCAGTAATTTTCGGCTCTAATTTCGGAGGTTTTGTTCCATGGCAATTAATAACGTTGACCAATTAGTACTTGGTAAACTACTGCAGATTACTTTCTCGAAAGGGTTCCGACGTCAGCTCGTTCGTGACCACCGCGACTGGGAATCTGTTAAACAAATGACAGTCGGTATGCCCGGCGGACGTGAGCATCGCTTCATGTTCCAAGTCGGTGGCGGACCTGCTGCTATTCAGTACGCTGCTATCGGCGCTGCTGGTGCATTCCCTGCTGCTCAGCGTTCTGCAGTAGAAGAAAAAATCGCTATCTTCAAAGAGCTCAACGCTACAATCGAAATCGACTACATGTTGTTCGAGCGTTTGAAAATGGCTCCTGCTAAGTACGCTGACAACCTGGCTATGGAACTCGAAGACAAACTCGTGTATCTGAAGCGCCGTGTTGCTGCTGACCTCTATAACGACGGTCTCGGCGTTCTCGGTGAAGTCAAAGTTGGCGGAATTGTCGCTGGTTCAGGAACAGGCGAATTGGTTCTCGAGCTCGACGTTTCTAACGGCAAGCGCGGCCACATCGGCTGGTTCGAGTTCGACGACCTCTTGGTTGTTGCTGACTCTTCCGGAGCTGAGCAAATGCCTGCATCTGTTAATACATGGAAAGTTGTTAACATCGACCGCGCTGCTAACAAAGTGACTGTTAAGGCACTCGACACAAACGGTGCTGCAGTGGCAGTGACGACAAGCGACATCACAGCTGGCGAATTGCTCTATCGCGGAACTAAAGGAAGCCACCACTCCTTGGTTAACCTCGCTTCTCCTGGCGACTACGGAACAGCTACAGAAATCATCGCAGGTCTTGAGTCACTCGTTGCAAACGACTCTCGCCTTATCCACGGAATCAGCATGGCTGGCGTCACAGGCTCGACTATCAAGAGCTGCGGCGGAAACCCAATCGACGTGACACACATTCAGCAAGCACTCTCTGCTGTTAAGACTGCAGTTGGTCAAGGCCGTTACAAGTACGCTCAGTTGCTCTGCGCTCCTGAAGCACTGGACAGCCTCATCGAAGGTCGTGAAACTGACCGTCGCTTCAACTCTGTCGAAGACGCTACTCGCGGTGTTCGTAAATTCATTTACCAACACGCTGAAGACGCAGTCGAGTTCGTCACATCTGAGTTCTGCAAGAAAGACAAGATGTACGCTCTGCCAAGCGGCAAAGGCGAAGAAAGCAAGTGCGTTGAGTTCGTTGGAACAGACTTCAAAGCAGTCGAAGTTCCTGGCTCTTCCAGCAAGTTCCACCTGCGTCCTACAAGCGGCGGCGGACACGAGAAGAAACTCGTGAGCTACATGTTCGGCTTGGGCGTTCTCGTGAATCAGCATCCTAAGGCTTGCTTGAAAATCGAGAACTTCACAACACCTACGACCTAATAAGTCGCTCGGGGGCTGAAAGGCCCCCTTTCTTAGGACCTAATCTATGAATCAGCCGCTTCCGCCTCAACCAAAACCGGTAGCAAATCCTGGTTCTGTCCCGAAGAACACCTACCTTAAGCGCATTACCGAAAAGTTGTCGAGTATCCAACCACAAGAAGAGGTTCCAAATGCCACTCAAGCAAGGTAAGTCAGACAAAGTTGTCAGCGAAAACATCAAAGAGCTAATGAAGTCTGGTAGACCGCAGGCCCAGGCAGTAGCAATCTCCTTGAAATCAGCTGGCAAGTCCAAGTACGACGACATGAAAGAGAAGATGCCTAAGAAGCCCTCTAGCAAGTCCGAGAAAAAGTAAGTATAACACAAGCGGGTGGCAGCTACCCTAGTCTAGCTGCGTAATAACCCTACGAAAGGACGATACCATGGCTATCAATCTTAAATCCGAAGCAGACAAAGCAGGCGCACATCCCTCCCGCCGGTTCGGCCAACGCGAGCGCAAACTGCTCGAGTCAGTCGCTGCAGCAATTCCTTTCCAGACCGTGACTGCAGGAACCTTTAATACCGTTGGCGGAGACGCATCGGAGACAATTCCAGTTGCATCAGCCAAAACAGGTGATATTGTATTGGTTAGTGTGAAGACTGCTGGCGCTGTTCCCGTGTCTGTCGTCGCTGCAGCCGCTGCAAACGGCTCCATCGCTGTAACCATGAGTGCTAACCCAGCAGCAGACCACGTTCTTCAGTACATCGTTGTGAGAGCCCTCGCATAAGGAGCTCTCCTCTAGCTAGGACGGAGCTCTTTCATGGCGACTCAACGTACACGCAATCTGCGGTTGTTCCTGTCTTCTAACCTAACGGCAGAGGCCAGAACCAACCTTGAAATCCTGGACCGTCTAGGTGACACGACTTACCTAGACGCTTCCGAAACTATTACATTCAGAGCAAAAACAGACATCGTCTTGCAACCCGGCGACGAGAACGTCAACGGCACGAAAGACAATGGTAGACTCTACCTAGGTACGGCCAACAACAAAGCCCTAACCATGGAGTTTTGGCCCGTCTCTGAGGCAGTCTTTAAGGCTCCAGTCGTAGTTAACGACAAACTCAAACTGACTACACTAAACTCTACCAAGCAAACCCTGACAATCAATACAGGTTCGGAAGACCGTACCGTGTCTTTGCAAGGCAATCTCACGGTTAGCTGTCCTATCGAGTTCACAGCAAGCGGGGCTGTCGTCGCGACCTTCCCTGCCGGTACACAAACGGTTGTCAATACTTCCTCACCGCAAACTATCTCGAACAAGACAATCGACATCAGCAATACGATAGACTTAACTGCTAAAATCAAAAACGACGACATCTCTTCTGACCCAGGTCATAAGATTGTATACAGCAAATTAAACCTGACTAACAGCATCAAAGCCTCAGACTTTACTACGGCTGCAGGCAAACTTCAGTACGACCAACTTAATCTTACAGGCCAAGTAAAAAACAGTGACTGGTCCAGCGCAAGTGAAGATAAACTGGCCGGAACTAAGGTCGACACAGACTTTGCAGACCAGGACATAGTCACTTCGGGAGCTATAGAAGTCCGCAACTCGACAAACTCGAATACCACAGGAATCAAAGCCCCCGCAGCCCTACCGGCCAGCTACAACTTCATCCTACCGTCGAC